CGATATTAGAAGACAGTAAAAAATTGAATTACTTTTTCTTTATATTATTCAATTTAATTAACCAAACAAATAACTAATTAAAATGACTACAAGACACAGTGAACGTATTAGAGATAATGAAAAGCTTTATTTTAATAAAATTATTAATGTATTAAAGGAGATGTTTGAATATTTCAAAGATGATAGCAATGTAACATTAATAAAAAAATCAAAATTAATTAGAAATATATATATTTTAATATTAACAAATATTCGTTTATTTCATAAATTTTTCGATCAACATACATTAAAACGAGTATTTAAAACACTTACAAACAAAGGATACGAATTAATACATACTGAAACAAATAGTAGAACAGCCAAGAAAATTATTGAAAAACCAATTTTAGATATGGTAACATATATATATAAATACAATGAAACTATTTCTCGCGTATCATATAAATTAACCGAACAATTGAATAAAGATGTAGGAACAACTATAATGTCATATATTAGATAGATTTTAGGTTTTATATTTTGTAATTTATAATTAAATAGAAACAAAATAAATAAAAAATTGTGGATTTCACAATTTTTTATTGTATAAGTATGAGTGTTACCATTTCGTTTTTTTTACATTAATATTTTGTCCAGTTTTCTTTTTACCTTTACTTGGATCATATGCTTCATCTTCATCATCAGAACCCATACCTTTAGATATTTCCCAAAATTCTTTTGAACCTAATTTGAAATCAGGATGTCCTTCTGCTTTATACCAAAAAATTTGGTCGTTTAATTTATTTGATTTTGCGTTATTATTGATGACTAAACATTCATAATTTTCAGTAGTTTGGTCCATAACCGCACTAAATGATTCCAAAGTAGGAAACATACTCGCATAATTTTCCCAAATACGTTTACGATTAGTCATATAAGGTTCTCTCAATATAAAAACATAATCTATATTTGTACGAAGATTTGGTGGAATACCCAAAGGATATTGCATAGTAATAATTAACATAATTTTCCAATGTCTACCATTCATAAAAAGTAGTCTCATCATTTTATCACGTGTCCAAGATTGGTCATATAAACAATCATCTAAAATTACAAATGCGCGTGGATCTATTGTAGACCTACGATATGATTCTATTTCTTTATTTACTTGTTTTAATACTGCTTTTTGTCTTCTTAAAATATTTTCAATGAGAACAGTATTATATTCATCGTGAATAAATAATTTTGGTACATGCGCAGCATAAAATCCATTACCTGCTTCTGTTCCTGAAATAACAGTTCCAATTGGAATATCTTGATGATAAAATAATAAGTCACGAACTAAATAAGATTTACCTGTATCACGACGACCTATCATAACGATAACTGGACCTTTATTTTCATCAGGTTTAAATGTAATAGACCGCATATCAAATTTCTTTAATTCTAAAGTCATTAGTAATTATTATATATTTATTTTTTATTTTCATCATATTAAACTCATAATGTTGTAAAGAATAAGTTTAAAAATCATATTTTAAATATTTTAAAAACATATAAACATTATTTAAATGTCTAATTTAGAAAATGCTAAATTTACAATCAATTATCATAAAACAATTCCCTTAAATTTAAAATATTTAGAAGAAAATTATGAAAATAATTTTGAAGATTTAGATAATGATTATAACCCATTTAAAATATCAAACTTACAAAATTACAACCCAATATATAACGATTTTTTTGAATTAAATGATAAAAATTTCAATCAAATATCATTGAATAATAAATATCATATTCGTGATTTAAGTAATGTATATCATATAAATACCAACGAAGTAATTGAAAGACCTGTTTTTATTAAATTCGGACCTTTACTTGACCCAATTAGATATATGATTGGAAAATATGATATAAATGATAATAAGATACGAACTATGCCTACATTGAAAACTACAAAAGATGATTGTTTACCTAAACTATTAGATAAAAATAATAGTGCTTATGTTGATAGTTTTTTTAGTTTTCTAACAAGCATATTATTAAATAACCATAATTTTGTTCATGGATTAGATTATTTTGGTTCTTTCTTAGGTGTACAAGAAAAATATAAAATGAATATAGCAGATGATTTGGATTATTTGAAAAATTCTACATTTTTTAATAATAATCTTGGTAATTACTTCTCTAGTCCAATGAATATTCAGACCAATTATAATAATTTTGGATCTCGTGGTAATAAAAATAAATTGAATATATCAAATACATCAAATAATTTAAATATTTCATGCGACTCATTATATGATTTTGAACAAGAAAAATCCAATTTAGAAAATGACACCAAACATGCTGGCAAAAATGATTTTGAAACTGTTTATGAAAAGATGAATAATGAAGCAAAATCATATTCAGGTTCTTCTTCCAGTAGTAGTAATTCATCAAATAATAGTGAAACTAATTATAGCACAGAAGATGATGATGAATCTGAAAACAATAGTTGTTCGGATAATGATAGTGATACAGATGAAACTAATGGTTCAAGTGAAAATAGTGAAACAGATGAAACCAGTAGTTCCAGTGAAAATAGCGAAGAAACACAAATATTTTCATATTTAAACAATTTTCCAGTTCAAATGATTTGTCTTGAAAAATGCGATGGAACACTAGATGAATTATTTGAAAAAGATTATATAGATGATGTAAAAGGAGCTGCTGCTATGATGCAAATAATAATGACTTTACTTACTTATCAAAAAGTGTTTCATTTTACACATAATGACCTTCATACTAATAATGTAATGTTTGTTAATACCTATAAAGAATACTTATATTATAAAGTCAATGATAAAATATACAAGGTTCCTACTTTTGGTAAAATTTTTAAAATAATTGATTTTGGTAGAGGTATTTATAGGTATCAAGGTAAGCAATATTGTAGTGATAGTTTCGCTCCTGGCGGTGACGGTCATACACAATATAATTGTGAGCCTTATATGAATGAAAATAAACCTCGCATTGACCCTAACTATAGTTTTGATTTATGTCGTCTTGGAACATCCATTTATGATTTTATCATTGATATTGATGATAAAGAAAGTGATTTAGATTTCTTCCAAAAAATAATTTTAAAATGGTGTATGGATGATAATGGAAAAAATGTATTGTATAAAAAGAATGGCGATGAGCGATACCCTAATTTTAAATTATATAAAATGATTGCGAGAACTGTTCATAATCATACACCAGAAGAACAATTAAAACATCAAATCTTTAAATTATATGAATTATCAAATAGTGAATTGGAAAATTACAAGAATTCGCCGTTTAATGAACTTATGGATATTGATAGTCTACCGGTATACGCTGTAAAATAAATATAAAAAATAAATATAAAAATAAAAATATAATAATGATAACAAATGTTATTTTCATTATCATTATTAAGCTTGTTTAATGCGTTACGATTTTTAACAAATAGTAAATTTCAGTTTAATACTGATGACTATTTATTTCACGAAACATCAAAACTACATTTACATTATTTTGAAAAATATAATTTTACAGAAGACACTACATTATTATATTATGAAACAAAAACCTCTCCTATACAAAATGCTACATTACAAAATTTCTGCTTTAGTAGTAATCAATTTAGAAAAGTGCGTTTATCATATTTTAAATCAAATGATAAACAAATGTTTAATTCTGTATGGTATCCATCATATCATTATGATTGCCCTATATTGACAATTGACTTGGCGAAATTTAATTCAAATACTTCATTATGTTTCACTAATTTTGTAGAGATGTATAAGCGTAATGAATATTTTGATAATTTTATAGAACCTTTTTTAGAAATAAAAAAACTTTATCCAGAATTATCAGAACGAAAATCTATACATTTATCTCATTTTGATAAATATTTAAGTAAAGCAATGTTATATGGCAATATATACGACAATAGTGAATTTAATACTACGGTTGTTTCAGCATTAAAAAAATATTTTAAATTATATTTCAAAAAATTTATCAAAAAACCTATTGATAGAGTACATTTATTTCAAACACATGAAGAATATAATAAATTCCGTTCAAATGAGGATTTGAAGTTTTTTACAAAAGATTATTTTGATGAAGAATGGTTTTTACATATGACCAATGCTTTGTATAAATAAATCAAATTCTATAGTTTCATATTGTGTTATGAAATTATATATATAAAGTTATACCGTAGAGGACGCCTTAACTCACCAAACCCTCCCTAAATTATCACCGAAAATTTTCACTCGCGTAATGATTTCTAATGAGCACTACTTAGGGTAAACATTACATTACCTCACGTATTGATTTAATAGAACTATTACCTCACGTAATGAAATCATTACATCACGTAATGAAATTTACACATTTGCACATTTAAAACGCCCATTTTATTGATACATTTTCATAGGATTTTTACGGTATCGCGCCAAAATAGCCTTGTTGCGCTGGACCCTGTTGTTGCGCTGAAACCATGCCAAATGTTGACCCTTGATTTTTTTTAACCCGGCCAAATCGTTCTTGTGAAATTTTGTCTGTCCCACTTGTTAAACAATTGCCAGTGACATCAGGCACGTGATCATTCAACCCAAGAATCCTTACATATGCTTTTCTACCGTCACTTATAGCAGATTTCATTTCGCTTTGAGATATAAAATGAGACCCACCAGAACATAAATAGTCACCATCTACTGTTTTATACCAACAATAACCAGCTTCACATGGTTCAGTATACATATTAAAGATATTATCTAAATTTTTACCAGCTTCAAAATCTTCTATAATTTGTTTTGCTTTTTCAGCATCTTTAGTTAGTCCTTCAAAACCTTTTCTTAATTCTCTATATTTATTTTCATAATCTTCAACTTTATCTCTTAAACCATCAATAGTTTTTTCTTTATTTTTGTTTGCATCTTCTAAATTTTTAATTTTATTAAATAAATCATCAGCAATTTTTTTCGCTTTTTTATTATTGTCTTCGAATTGATCATTTAAATCGTTATTTCTTTTATTAGCAATTTCAATTCGTGCATTAGAAGCTTCTTGTAATGCTTTAAATTTCTCGTTATTAGCGTCGTTTAATTGCTTTATAATGTCTTCAGTATTTCTATTATTATTTTTAGCAATTTCAATTTGTGCATTAGCAGCGTCTTGTAATGCTCTAACTAACGCATCGTTATTTTTTTGTTCCTGATTACGATTTAGTAGGCTGTTTATATCATTATCACTTCTAATTCCTTGATTATTAAGCAGATCCATTAAACTATTTTTTCTATTTTCAAAATTATTAACATTAGTTGCTAAATCACGTTTTACCGTTAATGATGTATTTAGAAATTCTTTATACATTTGTGTATTTTTAAATAATTCATTACCTATTTTTGTTGTTTCTGATGCTGTAGCTTCTATAATCTTATCACGATTTTTTATATCTTGATATAATTTATTTGTATTATTTGATAAAATTTTTTCATATAATTCTGAAGATCTTTGGATTTTATTTGCTGAATTACTTGTTATTTGTTTAGATAAAAAAATTCTTAATTCTTTTTCATTTTTAAATTTACCTTTAGGTTCACCATTTACGCTAATACCAATTGACCCATCGCTTAATTTAGTAATTTGTTTATTAATAATCATATTTTTATATGCTTTTTTAGTCATACTATTAATAGTTAATTTATTACAAAGTTCTTTTATTTGATCACTACTAAGTTTATTAATATTATTACCTAAAGTTTTTTGAATTTTTAATATTAATTTATTATTTGATATTTCATTATTGCTTATTTCTTCTTCTTCATTATCATCAGCAATTTCGTTATTGTTCTCGCTAAAAAATTCACTAATTGAAGGCATATATATATATATATATAATATAATATTAAATTTAATATAATATAATATTAAATTTAATATAATATAATATTAAATTTAATATTATATTATATTATATTGATTGACTAAATGATCAATGAAAGCGATTTAGACAAATACGATAACACTTATATTGATAAATGGTTCAAAATTGCTTATGGAATAGAACATAAAGAAGATTCTACAGACATATATGAAAAAATTATATCAGTTATAAGGAAAATTTCTTTACCTGGTTCTGGATTCGAACCAAATTTAATATATTATTGTTATAATATGATTTATTATTATGAAACGAGAATAAAAGATTTAGACAAATTAATTAAAAAAATGTCTATTGGAAGTGTTTTAGAATTTTCTTCAGATTTAGCAATAGTTGAACAACAAAAACACGGAATTGAAAACATTATTGCTAATGAAGATTCTTTGAATAGTATAGACGAAAAAACAAAAAAAGAAACCATAAAAAAATATAAAAATCAAATAGGGAATCATTCTTATGCTGTTATGAATCAAGATTATGAAAATAAAAAACGTACAATTCGTTATGTTCTACTTATAAATGAGTATAAAGAAAACATAAAAAAAATAAAAAAAGAATTAAGTGATTATAAAATACAACCAATAGAAGTTTTTTCTGGTGATTCACATATTGAAGCAAATGTTGATGATGTTGATGATGATATTTTTGATGATGATATGACTGATGAAGAAATTATAAAAGAGTTTTTTAAAAACTTAGAAAAAGAAGGTGGAAGTGTTTTTCATACTAATTATACCCGATTTAATAATTCAAAGAATATTAAATACAATAAAACAAAAAAACATAGGATGGTCGGAGGGACAATTAATGAAAATATAAAAGAAAATATAAAACAATTAATAGAACTTGATATGAAATTAACTACAAACGATTCTATATTAGCATTTGACCCTGTTTTTAAGATAGCTTATTTAAGTTTACTATACACAATTACTTTTATTAAAAGATACAATTTGAAATTAACATCATATCAATTAAATAACCTTTTAAGCGATGATTTATATACATGTTTAAGTATTTGTGAAAAATATTCTAAAGTTATTAAGCATAATTATATAATAAATGAATATAAAAATGGTAATCAAATAAAATTAACCGGTGGAACAAGATTTTATGTAAAAATAACAGGTAATCTAAATTGGAACAATCATACTTGGGATGAATTGGCAAAAGACGGCAAATTATTTATTGATGATACAAAAATGTATATAAATAAAAATAATAACGATGATATAAATGTCATTTTTTACCCAGAAGAAGAAAAAAGAACTAAATATGGTGAGAAAAGAGATTGGTATAGATTTACAGTAAAAAAAAAAGATATTAAGATTATAAGTGACGGAAAAATTGATGTTAATAATCCTGGTTACACTATAAAAGGCAATGAAACACTTGAAAAAATTATTGATAATATTAAAACCGTAGAACAATTGCTAAAATCATCTAATACAGTTCTTTATACAACAGTAGAAGAATTGTCTAAGACAAATAGTATTCTTACTAGTGATACCAAAACCAATACTAATAATAACGATAATAATAATTCTGAATTTAAATTTGCTATTAAAGAAAATAGTAGTAATAGTAATACTAAAAACCAACAAAACTCCAATATAGTATTAAAAAAAAAAGGAATGATACTTGAAGAAAATGTTTCTTCAGAT